AGTGGGTGGTTGTTGTGGTTGTTGCATAGCTTGTTGCTGTTGTGCTTGAGCCATTTGTTGTTGATGCTGTTCTGCTGATTGTTGTAACTCTTGAGCGTGTTGTTGCTGGGCTTGCTGGGCTTCAATTTGATGTTGAACCATCTGAGCTTGCTGATCAAACGCTTGCTGTTGTACTTGTAAACCATGCTGACGAATATCTTGGTCAGCTGCATTGATTGCATCCATAGCAGACATATTTTGCTGAGCATCCAAGGCAACTTGTTGCTGGCTTATCTGTGCTTGAGCTGTAATCATTGCAATCCGCTCTTTAGCAGAGTTGTTGATATTTGCCATAGCAATATCGGTTGCATTACGTTGGTTATCAATGTTGGTTTGGGTGCTGTACTTGGTTTGTAGCTCTTGAACTTTAGCTTGCAACTCAGCCAACTTGATTTGGAATTCTTGTTGCTGTGATTGATTCTCAAATTGTAACTTAGCTTGAGCTTCTTGGGCTTTACGCTGAGTTTCTGCCATCTGAGTCTTCATTAATACTTGTGCAGTTGGGTCAGCAAGAGCAGCACGCTCTATTTGTTGCTGTTGCATTTGCTGAACTTGTTGTGCTAATTTCTGAATCACAGGCATAAACGACTGGAAGTCTTTTGCACTGTCTTGTGCAACTAATTGGGATGCTAATCCGAGTACTTGTTCACTGGTTTGATCCAATGGGCGCTCTTCATTAAGCTTAAGAATGTCTTCACCATCAGAAACTGCTGCAACATGGTTACGCATGGACTGCAAATAGTGTAATGTCATGTGTTGCTTGATGTGCTCGAGTAAATGTGGAGCAAAAGCAGCGCCAATAATTGGGCTACCACCATAATTGGGGTCAATTGCAAACATTAAATGCACTTTGATATGTGCTAAATGATCTTGGTCGGGGAAAGCGGCAGCCATATGACCCATAACCATTGAAACGTTCTCCAAAGCGGGGTTAGATTCTTTAACGCCCGTTGGATTTGGTAGAATTTCTTGGATATTAGGTATTTTAAGCTGTTTTAACACACGCAAATGGGCTTGACGCAAGTCATAGAGTTGTGGTGCACTGTTTGCCAACTGTAAAATGGCTTGTGCTTGAGCAAGACGCTGTGTTTCCGAGAAAATATTAGGATCGGATACTGGACGAATGTCATTGTTGTTCGCAAAATCACGAATTTCAATCTCTTCACCAGAGTTGTTGTCCATTTCTTCCAAATACCAATGATTGATACGGGACAAAATAGCCAAAGACTTAGCTTGTGAGCGGTGCAACCGTGCGTGAATGCTTGAAAATACCTTAGCACCCTGTTCAATCAACGCTTGTGTGGTACCAACGGGTGAATTGGAGTTAACATCACCGATTTTTTCTTCAGCTGTGGTAACAACACCCTTAGCTGCATCAGTTAACCAGCCCAAAAGTTGCATTAAAACAGACGATGGTTGGTTAAATGGCAATGGCATTGCCAATTTACGCACATCATCAACGCCAGGAGCGCCTTCAATTTCTATAACTTGGGTTGGCTCAATTCGGTCAGACTGTCCTCCAATGCGTCCACCTTTGAGTTTAAGCATTGTCTGGCTGTTGTTGATATGCGCAGCGTCCATAAGAGCACGCAAAGCACCGGTAAGAGCAGCAGACAAGCCACCAATAAGGTGAGGCAATCCAATGGCGTAAGCACCACGCCAAGGAATAAATTTGAACTCAACGTACCAGTCGAGTTTTTCCATCTTTTCATCGCCATATGCCCAGTTCCTATAGAGAGATAATACATTGCTTGTAGTCTCATCAATGGTTAGGATGTAAGGAGCACGTTTACCTTCGGTTTCTGGATCGTTTTCTAAACGTAAGAAACAAGTAATTTCGTAAACCCGACGAACACCATCCACGTTTTTCTGTGGTCGTTCAATACCTTCAATCTTGTCGTTCGCTTTCTTGGAACGAGTCTCTTCGGTGGTGTCCATTGCTGGAGCATAAATCTGATCTACATCACGATAGATACCTTGATCTATGCGTTGTTTAAAAATATCTTCGGTAATATCTTGAACTTCAGTAACACGAGCAGAGGTGTAGAAGTTGGTTGTTGCGTATGGAAGCAGAATGTTATCAATTGGAACCCATTCTGTCATTGGGCGTTTTTGTTCGTAGTCATAACGCCACTTCAAATACTGTGAACCACCTAATGGTAACTGAGTGAGCATCTGCTCCATCTCATCACGGTACTCTTGAATCTGCTCAGTTAACTGCCAGTTCATAAAGTTTGCTTTACGATCGGCAATCTCAGAACGGCTATCATTATCTTCGCCACGGATATAGGCTTTTACAATGCCTTCCGATGGCAAGAGTTCACGAGCAGCCGATGCAGCAAAGTCCACACAAGACTCTGCCATAACAGGGTGAACGACTTTGGAGGCACCATCAAAGGTTGCGCCTCCAGGTGCGTCCTTACCTAAACCAGTACGGCGTAAACCGTCTTCGTATTGTTTGTCACGCTCTTTACGAGCTTCACGATCCACATCAATCAAATCTAAAAATTCAATTGCTAGTGCATCTAAGTCACCTTCATCAAACTCTTCTGCTAAGTTAGCATAGAACTCTGGATCTTTGAGCGGGCCTTGAGTTGGTTTGTAATTAACAATGACTGAGCCGTCATCTAATTCAATGACGTCACTTTCCAAATTGTCTTCGTTATCATCCAAGCCAATTGCATCTTCGTAGGTATCTACTTCATCTTCATTAACCATAGCTTGCTGAACATCTTCATCATGATTGAGTGATGCTAAGTTAGCTCCAGCTTGAATAGGAAGTTTTGGTGCTCGTGCCATTAATTATTTTCCAAGATGTTTTTGAATGAGCACTTTGCTCATGTCACGAAAGGGTTTTACTTTACCACCTTTTTTAAACATAGCAGAACCTACTGTAGGTTGTGGCATGTTGGTGTTACCAAGGAGGTTAGTTGCATTCATTGCGTTAGGATCTGCATCGCTTGCTTGTGGGGGTTGCATTAAAGTACTGATGTGATCCAATAAAGGTTTGTTGCGTGGGTCTTCTACTGCAAAACGACTTTGGTTAATACGATCATTATAATCCCAACCAGTCAAACCCGTATCTTTACTTCTGCCCTCACCGTTCCATGCAACATAATACGGAACTTTATGTGCATCAGCAATTCGCTGTTTGTTGTAAATTGCTCCAGCAAAGCCAGCGGGTAAATCCTCATGACCCCAGTCAACTAATTGACCCGCAATTTTGTTGGCTTGTTTGTCGTTTTTATCAAGGTTGTTAAAACCAAAATCAGAACGACCCTCAACCAGTAATTGATTGAGAAGGTCTTGGGGTGTGAGTGCTGGCAATCCAAACTGATCTTTGGCATCTGCGTAGGCATTGACATATTTGGTAATCTTATCCTTGTCAAATGTGGTAGGCATGGTTTCCATGCCATTTTTATCCGCATGCTTAGGGTTGGACGCTGCACGATATCCAATGATCGGATTCTCGGGTTTGTATTTGGTTGACGGCATTCCACCCTTCAAAGCATTTGATGCTATGGCTGCTTGCATTTGTGCTTTAGTAGGTGGCTTTCCCCCACTAGCCAGCGCTGGGATACCAGCGGACTGAAGAAGCATTTCTTGTGGGGTTTTAATTGGGTTTATCGCCATATCTATAACTACTTATGCAAAAATAACGGGGTGTTCGCCCTAAACTGCATACGGGTTATATCTTTTCTTTCTTAGCTCATCATCCACATACTCATAACCACGATCGGGTAGGTAATCAAGCTGGATCCATCCAGAGTCCCTTAGAACACGCAAGGCTTGCGAAAGCACATCCACATAGTCATCATGCCCACCGCTCTCTGGAAACGAACATACCTGCCGTATGAAGCGTTTAGCCCACTCTGCCACTTCACCAGGTTTCTTAGGATCTTCGGGGATGTAGACTTTACCTTTAGCAATCAGCGGTGCCACAATGTTTAATCGCTGCACTTTGTCAGCACGCCCAGGGTTGTATCCTCGCACTGGGGTGCCCGACCCTTGCAGCTCTTGGATAAGCGAAATACCAGCGGACTTATCTTCCATCAAAATTAAGTCTGCCTTTCGTCCCTTAGCAAAGTCGTTGTCTGCTCCATACACCACTTCTTTGTAGTCATCGATGACTTTACGACGCAACTCTGGGTAACCAAGATGCCCATCCCATGCATCGAGCAAGATTACGCAAGTTCCCACATCGGGGTTTTCAAAGATCCCAAACACACCGCACGCAGTCGGATCGTTCGCTGTCTTTTCTGAGGTAGCTGGATCGTAGCTGGCAATCACATACTCTAAAGCGGGGGATGGTTTTTTAGATGGCCAGAGCTTAAACCACTTACGCTTGACAATACCCGCATCTTCGGGGTCAAGGATCGCACCATAAATCTCTTGCTTACCAAGGTCGGTGCCTTCATAGGTTTCTAATGCTTTGAAGAATGACTGAGATAAGTTAGCTCGGTTCTCATACGAGCTGGCATTAACGACATACACATCACCACCAATCTTACCCTCGTTCAAGTCCACGATCAACTCTCGTGGCTTTGGTGTGGTGGTAACAATCTGCTGGACTCGTGGGATGCGTGGATCACGCAGACGCATGGTGAACTGTGCTTGATCCCATGCATCATCCAAGTAGTCAAACGCGGCAAGCTCGTCATACCAGCCACCATGGAACTGCTTACCACGATAACGCTCTGGTTCTGATGCTGGGATGCCTTGAATGATCGAACCGTTCTTGAGCGTAATCTCAAACAGCGATTTGTTATAGGTTTCGATTAGCTCGTTAGGGATGATGTTTAAAAGACCAGAGTCGCCCTCAAAACAAGTTGCCCTGATATCGTTGGAGGTAGGGGCTGTGACCAACCAGCGCGTTCCATTGTAAACAGCCGCACGCTGTCCAATCCAGTTGGAAGCTGTGTAAGTCTTACCTGCGCCACGACCAGCAAGCATAAGCATGATGTCATATTCACCGTCCTCGGGTTCTCTTTGATGGGGTAGTGCTTGCAACTCCCACCGTACCCGCCACAGTGCTAGAGCCAGTTGGTCTTTTGGCCAGTGTGCGTTTCTTAGTGCAAAAGATGCAAGGATCTTTTCTTGTATTTTGTTTAATGCCATATTGGTAAGAAGCCTTGCCCTACTACAAATGGCGCATCTGTTACGATGTGCACTACGGGCGCAGATTCAATCTTCTCCACTTTTGTTATCATACGGCGACGATCGCCTTTAGTACGCTTGATGGGGTTTTGATGCAAATGTAGCGGGATGTCCGTTGCAAATGTCAGTTGATGGGTGAGCGAGGTGCGATTATGAAACACTTGCGTTTTCATTCCCAGCGATTCACAAATCGACTGCAAGGTAATCAAAAACTTAATGTTACGGCTAAAAATTAAAAAACGGTCAAGCTGTGGATTGTAACATCCTGGTTTGGTCGCAACCAATCCTCTAAGAAACTCAATGCGCTGATCAATACTTCCAAAGGTGTACTCAATTGGTAGCTTGGTCGGTACTGTCATATAGCGAGTCAGAAAGGTGGTGTTGATCGATTGCTTAAAAATTAAGCTGTTCTTAATCCGATCAACATGCCAACCATGAGCCCTAATTTTCTTTTGCACATAGTCAACCCAATCTGGCTCAAAAGTAAACTTCACCTTGGCTCCCTTTTTGCCAGCCCACAACCCAGCGATAAACGGTGGCACTGGATGGTCTTCAAACGGGAAGTGTAATGGTTTGGCATTCTCAATCGAGAACACATTCCAGCCCCGTTTGTCTTTTAAACCTTTTTCAATTAACTGCTCTGGTGTGTAATAGCGTTGGATATAATGGCGTTTATATTTGCCTTTATGCCGAGATTCTCTTTGCCGGTTGCGGGTAGTAAATGCGGGGAAGGTAGCATGCTTATCCACATTCACATAAATGCCATCCTTTAATTGCACCTCAAACATTTCTTTGGCAACATAATGCTGTACCGATTTAATAGGTACGGGATAACCATCCCAAGAATAGACATAATCATCCTGGGTTAATTGGTGTGCTAATTTCCAACCCCCCATAATCGGAACTGGGGTATCGCTGGCTATTGCCATGAAGTTAATACCCAATTATCTAACCACTGATTTAGTGGGGCACGGATTTTATTAATCACTGAATCTGGGAGTTTACGAATATCCACATAATCATTTACTGCCAATCGATAACGCAGATATTGCAAAGTCTCTTTATCAAAAATATTGAATGG